TATGGAAATTAGAAATCGATCAAATGGTGAGCTGACTACTGTTAGTCAGTTCAAAGCAACACAACCGAATACAAGCTTCCCTAAGCAAATTACAACTGAAATCCTTGATAGTTATGGCTATGACGCTGTACTAAATGGTGCTGCAGCTACTGTTACTGCACCTTATGGTGTTAGCACTCGTAGTGGTGTCGAAGAGATTGATGGTAAGTGGTTTACTAAGTTTATCGCTGGTCCAGTCTTTACCGACACTACAGATAGCGAAGGGAACGTAACTACAGCAGCAGATAACGAAGCTGCATACAAGGCTCGTATTGATGCAGAAGCTGCTAAATCAGTCCGTGCTCAGCGTGATACAAAACTAACTAATACTGACTGGACCCAACTAGCCGATAGCACTGCTAACTCAACTACTTGGGGTACTTATCGCCAAGCATTGCGTGACCTACCTGCAGCAGAAGGTTTTCCACACACTATTACTTGGCCTACTGAACCATCTTAATTATTATGATTACACTTATCCGTCCAATTCTGTTCTCTTTTATCCAATCTCCAAAGGTCAAACGATTGATTGTTGACCTGCTACGGAAGTTGGCTTCTACAACAGACAATACTGTTGATGATACAGCAGTAGATTTTATTGAACGTGGGCTATTTGGTGCTGAGTAATGGAGTGGGTTGACCCACCCAAACTACCCTCTCTATTACTCCCTGAAGCGTTCCAATTACCTATACCTATACTAGAGGTACCACAGGCAGATATACCGTCGTATGAGCCGCTTGTGGTGCCTCCTAACGTACTTAGACCGCCACCAGGGATAGAGGGTATAAATATAGATCCTCCACCACAAGATACAGAGAATCAACAACAAACAAACAATCCAACATTAGCTAAACCAGCTATACCACCTGAAGCTCAGATCATTGAGATCCCATTTACGGACATTGAAGTCCCAATGCCGACGACAACGATCATGACTACTGCAGCAACTACAGCATTTATTTCTGTAGCTGCCACCCTTGCTGCTACATCACTATTTAAATACTTAGTGATGCTTATGAAACCAATCATGAAGCAAGCATGGAACAAAATAACAAAAAAGAAGAATCTACCGGAAACCATAAAAACTTCTTAGCAAAGGTAAAAGAAAATACAGAAGATGAATTACAAATCCTTGGAACCTTTGTTCGTCTAGGCGTTGTTATTTGGAGTGGTTTTATTATTACTCTTAACTATGTTGAACTACCAATGATCAAAAAAGGTCAGAGTGGTGGTGACATTACATTTGTTGCTTCTGTGTTTACTGGTGCTCTTGCTACCTTTGGTTTAACTACTTCCAATAATAAATCTAATAACAAATCTCCTGATCCTAAAAAGAAAGAAGAATGAAACGATTACTACTTTTATTGTTTTTAGCTAGTCCAGTATCAGCTCAGGTAACCCCAAACTTCACGCAAGGTTCAATGCAGTCAACAACAACTACCACCATTGATATTGACCGAACCATTGCGACAAATGTATATGGTGGTGCATATTCATCATGGTCTGGAACAAACGTAGTCCCAAGTGGGGACATCTCAAATGCTGCTACAACTTATTCAGTCCATACTGCAGGAGATCAATTTCAACTAGAGATTGTAACCAGAGCAGCAGGAAAGATTCAAGACAGCCTAGTAACAGAAACAATCGAACAAGTTACTACTACTACATCCTTATCGGTCTTCTCTCAGTAAGTCCTGCTTACGCTAATGATGACCCAAAGGTTCAAAATACATCATCTCCTGTTGCAGCAGCTACAGGTAATGTGACCAATCAGGCGGTGCAGTTCCAGAACACTGGTGCACCGTCTCGGCAATACTTTGCAAGCAATAATAGTTGTAATGGAGCAACCATGCAATTCTCGCCCTTTTATATGGGCAACGATACTATTCCTTACGATAACACAGGGTATGTACGAAGCAATAACTTCGGCGTACAACTGAACTTTTCAGTCCCACTAGATGGTGGCATGATAGAAACCTGTAAAGGTATCGCCCGTAAACACGAGCAAAAGATGCGTCTTGACTACGAGCTAGTCAGAGCACTTAAGTGTACAGAAATTATGAAATCAGGTTTTACTTTTAGACCTGGCAGTCGTGTCGAAATGCTTTGCCATGACATCGTACCAATCGTATCCCTTAAATAATGGAAGCAATAGTCGCTGCTGTCATTGCTTTAGTAGCAGGTGGCGCAACTCTGAATAACAGATTACACAATCGAATAAATAATGTACATGATCGCATTAGTGGTCTTGACAGACGTATCGACGCTATTGAACTTAGCGTGGCTCAGGACTATGTATCTAAAGCTGATCTATCAACCATGGTTCAGCGTATGGAAGATCATATGGTGCGTATTGAAAACAAACTAGACCAAATTGTCCTCCGAAATAATTAAATGACTTACAACGTAGTAGACCTTCGTACTAAAAAGGTACTTGGTACTTATGAAACTGCTGAACAAGCAGTACGTGCAGAATCACACCTCGTGCATGAACCAGGTGAAACATGGTATGCAATTGAAACACCCGTAGTAAAGAAAACTAAAGCCAAGAAAGCTAATGTCAAAAAAGAAAACTGATAAGACTGCTCAGGCATTTAATGATGGATATTGGTATCCAAACACGATTAAAAAATTTGGTCCTGGTGAAAAAGATCCTGAAAAAGGAAGTAAACGCCGACGCAGAAATCCCTTTAGGGATGCTAAAAAAGGTATTGCCTAATGTCAAAAAACAAAGCGAGTGAAGAACAATTTAATGAGCTACACAATCTAGTTACTACTGAGTTTCTAAACCGTGTTAAATCTGGTGAGGCAACTACACAAGATTTAAAAGCAGCTTGTGATTGGTTATCAAAGAATGACATTAGTGGTGTCGCCTTTGATGGTAACTCACTTGATAAATTGGCTAACATTATGCCAACTGTTGACCCAGAACTAGTCCAACGGAGGCTATATGGCTCGAAACTCTAAACATAGCGGTGCTAAATACGCTAATGGTAACTATAAATCATACCAAAAAAAGTATGATGGTTCCAAACTACAAATCTCAAAGCGGTCTGCTTTAAATAAAGAGAACCGACGACGCGGTACTTATGGCAATGGTGACGGTAAAGATGTATCACACAAGAAAAATGGTAAAACATTTCTTGAAAAAGCATCTAAAAACCGAGCACGTAAAGGCCGAGCATGACCCCATTACTTCCAACTCCTGATCACTACCTATACAACTTAATAACCATGACATCCTCTGAAGCAAAGCGCCTTTGGAGGCGCAGTATTAAATTACACTTTGGCTGCACATGTGTTTATTGTGGAGAAACTTATGAATTACACGAACTTACTCTGGACCATGTACATCCTCGTTCTCTTGGGGGCGAAGATGTCAATACGAATGTCGTTCCAGCATGTACCAGATGCAATCAGGACAAAGGAAGTAACCATTGGCAATCCTGGATGAGAGCCAAATTTGGAGTTAATAAACTCCGTGAACACTTAATTATGGAGTATATTAATTAATGGATAAAGAACTAGCTCAGTTACAAAAAGAAGTTATCAAACGTTTGATAGAATATGAAGATGAGTTACAAGCTTTAGGGGATATTAATAGATTTAAAAAAACAAAAAGAGTTTCTAGTTCTGTAGCAATAAATATTGCGGCGTTTCCAGATTTAGTACAAAGTTTACTTGATTCTGGTGTAGAAACAAAAGAAATTGCTAAACAGCTTCGGAATTTTCAAGAAAGACTTCTTAATGATACTGTAGTAATTAAAGGAACAGAAACTGGACATCATAAAAACATGTTAAGAGCTGGTGGCAGTTTTTATAGAGCCGATCCAAAAATTTGGCAAAACTCTGTAACTAGGTTAGCTGATTTTTTTGGAACACAGTTTGGTGATGTTCCTGAAAATATTAAAAGTTATCTTAATTGGGCACATAAAAGTGATACTAATACTAAAGGTATTGAAGCAGCTTTATTAGGTAAAATAGCTAATCCTAATAAACAGTTAACTGCACACCCTTTTGGTACAGTACCACAAGCTATTATTAAAGATTTAAGTCCTGAAGAATTATCAGACCCTGATAAATTTTTTGATGCCATGGCTAAAAGGATTGATATGCAACTTGAAGCTGCTAAAGTAGCTGATGAAACACAACGTCCTTTAGTTAAAGCTATTCAAGAAAATATAGATCCAAGAGCTTATAGAGCACCTGATATACCAACTAATTTAGAGATCCAAAAAAAAGTTTTACTTCCTGAAAACAGACAAATTATTGAACAAGGTATACTAGAAGTTGTACAAGAATCAGGTAGTGTTCGTGTAAGACGTAGACAAATGGCTGCTTTAGCTACTGCTGGAGTAGGTGCTCTATCAATAGCTGGTACTGGAGCTAGTGCTGCTGAAACTTATGGTAGAACACAGATTGCTAAAGAAACAGGTAACCCACTTGATTATGTACAAGCAGGTATATCTGGATTATCTTTAGCAGCTGATGTTATACCACACCCTGCTGCTGAATTTGTTTCTACACCTGCTGATTTAACAAACGTAGCGATTGATGTAGCTAGAGATCCTGAACCTATAATTAATACATTTAATAAAATTAAAGAAGACCCACTTAATGAATTAGAATACGCAGGTAAGCAAATTTTAGGTGGTTTAAAAACTGTTGGTGGTGCTATCCTGTTTGGATACTAGAAGCCTCTCTAACCACCCTTTCACCTACTCTACGCTAGATTGTACCTATGACCCACCCTATCATCGTTACAGGCCCACAGAGAGCAGGCTCACGGCTTGCTTCATACATCATCTCACGTCAAACTAAACGAACGTTTATTGATGAACTAGATTACTCACCAGACATTCCTAATAACTCTGTAGTACAAGCTCCTTTTCTTTTAAAAGCTTTACTAGAAGTATCTTTTATGTTTCCTACTGCTCAGTTTGCTTTCATGTATAGAAATAAAGCAGATATTATTAAAAGTATGGAACGTATTGAGTGGTATAAAGATTATGTAGATGAACCATCTTTCTACAGTAAATATATTGATAACTGTTATGATTTAATTAACTTAGCAAAACAATATTTACATAAAGACAGATGGTTTGATATCCAATATGAATCACTTGTAAACGATCCTTTGTTTGTTAAAGATAGATCTAACTTTACAGTAAAACAACACTTACCTAACACACCACACGGTCCTGAAACTTGGAGAAATGATGAATACATTAGATCTATTAAAAGATGACTTTAAGCTATTCTTACAGGCTTTATGGAATGAACTCGACCTACCAAATCCTACACGTGCCCAATATGCAATTGCTGATTACCTTCAACATGGTCCAAAGCGTTTACAGATCCAAGCATTTCGG